TTTCATGATTCCATGCAACAGATGGTTTGCCGTACCGTTTAGATATGTACGCCAGGCCCCGCGCAACTTGTTGCGGGGCTGGCAGGTTACGATTCATACCTAATAGCTGTGGTATGCCTTGTGCATGTAAACCTCTAGACGTTACTGGATTGTACGCCCGAGGATTCCAACGTGATTCTTTATACCAAAGTTTGTTTAATGCTGTGTATTCTTTTGCATTCCATTTGTATTGAGTAATCATTTCAAAGCGAGTAAAGTTTTTAATATGTGTTGTTGTCCAGTAATTATGTGGACGTACACAATCTTTATTACTAAGGATTATAATCTCTGTTCTTTCAGTACATATAAGTACTGATGATACTGTTAAGTAAGCAGTCATAATTAACATCAATACTTTATAATGTTTCATTCTTCTTATGAAATGAATCAGATACTCCAGCATCATATCCATTCCACCATGCTTTTTTATATGTAACATAATATGTCAGACTTCCTATGATTATATCTATTAATAGATTGAATCCATTATAAAACATTATCATCATGCATTCCTTTCTAAGTTTTTAACTTGCGCCCATTACCGTGCGTGTGCTACGCCCCGCCCGTTAGGGCGGGAAGTTCTAGACTGTATTAGTCTAGTGGAACGATCATAAAAAAAGCCAGACCCACCGAAGTGAGCCTGGCTTTATACTTGCTATGTTTAGAGGATAGTTAATGCGTCCACTTCAATTTGTGTGAAGGGCTTGTTGCGGTTTTCATTAGAACCAACTACTGACATTGGTCTACGATCGAAGCGCGTAGCTAAACGCCCGACAATCTTTACGTATGTTTCAGCACCCTTGAGTCCGAGTACTGAATCACCGTTGTTAATGAATACCAAAGGCATAGTAGTGATACACTTTCCGTCTTCGCCTCGAAGACTGATGTTAGCCGTCACTACATTCTCAGCACGTGCAACCACGTTCTTGAGTGTACCTTCGAGTGCAACTGCATTGATTAGATCTGACATATTCTCTCCTTGATTAGTTGGTTGTGGTTTGGAGCAACTGCCCCTGCCGTAGGTAACAGGGGCAGTTTCTTGATTGTGTAGTTAAGCGTCTGCGAGTTCGCAGTTTGTGCAGTTGTTTTGCTTGCTGAAGAACGTAAGATTGCACCAGTTACATACCTTTTCATTTGGACGTACGGTGACGAGGTCAATCATTGCGTCGTCACCGGGTTCAATCGGACGGTCTGCAAGCTGTGTTGTTGGCTCTAGAAACTCCTCGCGTATTGAGGAATCTCGTCTACGTGTTTGCGAACCTATCCATTCATGTGCAGAGATAGCTTCGTTGTCACGTAACCATTGACGTTTGTAATGTACGTTACCATCATCGACTAGGTTATGAGCCAGCACGGTTAGGTTTGTTTCTTTAAGATCCATGCACTCAGGACAAGCTTCGCCAATGAGGTTACATGTGTAGCATTGACTTGCTATTGAGATACCTAGCTCTATTTCTTGGGACATTATTCTCTCCTTTATACGAACAACATATCAATTTGATATGCTGATTTTGCACTAATCAGATCAGCAGGGCTTTAGCCCTGCTGATCCGACAACTTACTTTACTTATTTGCCAGTTGCAGAAGGATATCTGCATGGCAAGCTAACGGAGCACAATAGCAAGCGAGGTTTTTATCTTTTAGGGGAACCAACCAATCTGGCTCACGTGATAAACGCCACAACGCATATTCTTTAAACTTTGCTATTACTATTTCTCTTGCACCATCTTCATTTAGAATGAAGGGATTTCCCCATACTGAGCCACGGCCTACATACTTTGCATGCTCAGCTTCTGCACTTAGCTTATTTACTACCTTACTCATTTTATTCTCTCCTTTTTTAATACAGCCACCCCCTATGGGCTTCTGTCGCGCTCGACTGCACCGAGTCGGTGCGAAGGGCGAGTTGTGGACGTAGGTGTAAGTTTTGGTGAGGCGCTTGCGCCGATAACTCGCTTGCGAGTTCACCAAAAGTTCTCCTAGTCCACCCTTGCCTGAGCCGACGAAGGTGTCTGCACGAGCGTAGAAGAGAAAAAGGTAAATCCTGATTTGCGCCTGAGCCCAGCGTGGCTGGGCGTTTACGCCGAAGCGCTTGCGCTGAGAAGACACGGTGCAGCGCGAAGCCTGGATGACTCACTGCCAAGGTAGCAAGGGTTAGACAGCAGTACCGTGTACAGCTGTACAGAATTATCATTTAGCTATGGAAAGAAACAGATTTACAGCGCCCCTGAGAAGGGGTGCAGTGTCTTCAGCACCGCACATGCCCTGCTATGTCAGCCAGTCTGTCAGCAGAAGGTCAGAGAAGGTTTGACCCGGGCGGTTATTAAGTAAGGCTTGCTTCTAGTTCGTTACTCTGCCTATAACTTTTTCTGGTTATACAGGGGAGCTGTACTGTTATGTCCTATTTTGTCCATATTTGGACAAGTCCTTAGTTAAGGAAATAAAAATACTTTTAAAGAAAGTGTTCGTTTTGACTGTTTGAACGGATTAAACAGTATAGGAAGTAAAGTTATTCGCAGGCTCTTTATATAGCCTGCTCATACTGTTACAGTATAAATACTGTACAGACTGCTTGTAGACGGGAAAAGTCTACCTAAAGGAGACTTATGCCGGGCAAAGGATTTGGTACGGGTGGGGAACATTTCAAGGTTAAGGCGTTGGCGGAGTCTAAAGCTAAAGTCTTAGCTATGGTAGAGCAGGGTGCGACTACGCACCAAGCTATGTCAGCAGTCAATAAAAAGCCAGATACGTTAAGACAGTGGTTACTGCGTGACTCGGACTTTGCTACAGCTTTAGCTGAGGCAAAGGAACGAGGCGAGACAACTTCCTTGTCGAGCATAGGCAAAGATAAATCTGAACTTAACTTCTCAGAGTTTTCTAAAATATTTTTAGATCAGACGGTATTCCCTCATCATCAGGACTGGGTAGATTTACTGGAGTCGAGGGAGCCTTCATGGGTTCACCCTTCTATGATCTATGAGCCAGGTGAACGTTCAAGAATCTTAATCAACGTTCCACCTGAGCATGCCAAGTCCACCGTTATTACGGTGAACTATTCAACTTACCGTATCGCCCTAGACCCTAACATTCGGATCATCGTGGTCTCGAAGACCTTAGTCAAAGCACGTGAATTCGTGTACGCAATCAAGCAGCGTCTTTCGCACCCTCGTTGGCTTAAGCTTCAAAATGCTTATGGACCTGAGGGGGGCTGGAAAGAAGACGCAGACACTTGGCGAACTGACACGGTATACCTCGGGGGCGATGCGCGTAACTCAAGCGAAAAAGACCCTACCATTCAAGCACTGGGTATGGGTGGTCAGATCTATGGTGCACGTGCCGATCTTATCATACTTGATGACGTTATTACAACTGCCAATGCCCATGAATGGGACAAGCAGATTAACTGGCTACAAAAAGAAGTTATTACCCGTTTAGGTAAAAACGGTAAACTATTAGTGGTGGGAACCCGAATTGCAGCGAATGATCTCTATAAGGAACTACGTAATCCAAAGCATTGGTCTGGCGGTCGTAGTCCTTTTACTTATATGGGAATGCCGGCAGTCTTGGAGTTTGCGGAAAAACCGGAAGACTGGGTTACTCTCTGGAAAGAATCAGACGTCGCGTGGGATGGGGATGAAGACATCCCTCCTAATGAAAATGGATTCTTCCCTAAATGGGATGGGTCAGCCCTCTTTAAACGTAGGTCAGAAGTTACACCTAGTACATGGGCTCTTGTCTATCAGCAAGAAGACATCCAAGAAGATTCAGTCTTTCCACCAGCCTTGGTGCAAGGATCTGTTAATGGAGCTAGACGAGTTGGAACCCTCAGACCTGGAGCTGTAGGTCATCCTAGAGATGTAGAAGGTTATACCATTATTGGCATGGACCCAGCTATTGCTGGACGTACCGCCTTAACTGCTATTACCTATAACAAGATAGATGGAAAAATTTATGTACTGGATTGTCTTAATATGGCTGAAGGTAACTACCAAAAAATCCGAGCAGCTATCGAGGCTTATACTGAAAAGTACAAACCACAAGAAGTCAGAATTGAAATTAATGCTTTTCAAAAAGCATTTGAACTTGATGAAGATTTACGCAACTGGCTCGCAGGACGAGGGGTTAGGCTTAACTCACACTTCACCGGCAAGAACAAATGGGACACCTCATTCGGTGTCGCTTCTATGTCGGCTTTATTCGGGACCATGCGCGAAGGAATCCATCAAGACAATAACCTTATCGAACTGCCATCATCTGAAGGATCAGAGGGCATTAAAGCATTGGTACAACAGTTAATTACATGGAAGCCGGACACTAAAGGTCCGACAGACTGTGTAATGGCTTTATGGTTTGCGGTCATTCGTGCCCGTGAAATGATACAAAAGTTTACACAAGTGTCTCCGTATGCTACCAATCGGTGGGCTACTAAGTCACAGATGGATGCACGTTACTCAATAAACCTTGACGATGCTTTTGCAGAGCAATGGTCAGACATTTACGGATAGGAACTATCATGGCTGTGTTTAAGAAAGACATCTCCGACCGTGGAACCAAGAGAACTCCCGAAGAAATTCGTAAAATTGCCGAAGATCTTCACTGGGATAAGATAGAGCGTTCACATGATTTTTCAGTTGAGTCGATGGCTACTGGTTTACGTGGTGGATTCAATGCGACTCCTAATAGCCGCGGTAGTAAAAACGCAGTTAAAATGCAAAAACTAGATAACATTTCGCGTGGCATTTCAACTCGCACTTCTGGTCTTCAGGGTCGTTCAGGTCAACTAGGTGGACAGCATATGGGTGGACATTCAGATGTAGGACAATCAATGCCAACAAGTATAATGCAAGGCGAAGGTGGCGAGGGTGGCTTAATTCCTCGCATGAAGTAAGGACAATCATGGTTAAAATGGGATCATCGCAAGGTTCTGCTTCACGTGGTGCACGTGAAACTAGTACAAGCAAACCTAAAGAAGATTTAGCTAGAGGTTTGTATAATGCTTTTAAATCTGGTACACCATTAAAACCAGTATCTCAACCAAATAAAGTTGATACTACAAAGGTAACTGTAAGGCAAGCAAATCCTACACCAAAGCCACGTCCTAGTATTCCTGCTCCTGTAGTTAAAGGAACTAAACCACCTTCTGGTCAAAAATTTACAGCAGAAGAAATAGCTAGACAACGTGCACTTGGAGAGCGTAGCAAGTACGGTCCATCAGGTAAAGTTCCAAATATTCAAGTTAACTCACAAACATCATCAAGTGAAGAACCTTGGAGAACTACTCCTAATCCTAATGTTAAACCTATGACAGAAGCTGAAGCACAACAACATATAAGAACATCTACTTCATTATCACAAGCTGGACGTCTTGGTGGTCAACATGCTGGTGGTCATTCTGATGTAGGAGAGTTTATACCAAGCTTAGAAGGCGGAGGAGAAGGACTTCTCCCTCGCATGAAGTAAACAAATTTAAGGACAACTAAGTGTTAACTATTCCACAAGTAGTGTCACGTGTACAGGCATTGCGTTATCGCAGTACTAGCCGTGATATGCGTAACGGTGATGTACAGATGGTACGTCAGGGAAAGATCTCACAAGTCTACCCTAACTTTTTTCCAGATGGTATTGATCAAAATGTGGTTGCTAACTTTATTGATGTAGTTGCCCGTGATCTTGCAGAAATGATTGCACCACTGCCAGCAATTAATTGTTCGGCAGTAAATCAAACATCAGACCGTGCTCGTACGTTTGCTGACAAACGTACTCGTATTGCTGCTAACTATTTCCGTCATTCGGAAATGGAAGTCAATATGTATAACGGTGCTGATATGTTTGTTACTTATGGTTTTCTTCCATTCATTATTGAATTGGATGAAGAAGCAAAGTTGCCACGCATACGCCTAGAAAATCCAATAGGGGCTTACCCTGAGTTTGATCGCTACGGACGTTGCATAGCCTTTGTCAAGCGTTATTCTATGACGCTAGGAGAACTGGTTGCTCAGTTCCCTGAATTTGAACGTCAGATTCTTGGACGTGATGGGTACAAGCAAGATCTTAATGGCATGATTGAAATGATTCGTTATTATGATAAAGATCAAAGCGTTCTTTATTTACCATCTCGTACTAACTTTGTCTTATCCCAAGCTCCTAATCCGCTTGGTAAGATGATGGTTATTGTTGCAAGACGACCAAGTCCTGATGGTGAACTACGTGGGCAGTTTGATGATGTGCTAGGTATTCAGTTACTGCGTAACCGATTTGCTCTGATGGCTATGGAAGCTGCAGAAAAATCCGTTCAAGCACCAATCGTTTTGCCTAACGATGTACAAGAATTACAGCTTGGTGGAGATGCGGTTATCCGCACAGCTAACCCAGCTGGAGTTCGCCGTGTTGCTTTAGAAATTCCAGCTGGTGCATTTAATGAGCAAGAGATTCTTAACCAAGAACTACGTGTAGGTTCTCGTTATCCTGAATCACGTACTGGTAATATTAAAGCATCTATTGTTACAGGTGCAGGAGTTGAAGCATTACAAGGTGCATTTGATAGTCAGATTAAATCTACACAAGCTATCTTTACTACAGCTTTACGTGATGTTATTTCCCTTTGTTTTGAAGTAGATGAGAAGATATTTAATGTCGAGAAAACTATTCGTGGTACCGATGCTGGTTCTCCATATGCCATCACCTATACTCCATCGAAAGATATTAAAAGCGATTACTCAGCAGACGTGCGGTACGGCATGTTGGCTGGTCTTAACCCAGCACAAGGATTAATCTTTATGCTCCAAGCTCTTGGAGGAAAATTAATCTCTAAAGATATGGCAATGAGAGAATTGCCATTTAATGTAAACGTAACATTAGAACAAGAAAAAATTGAAACCGAAGATTTGCGTACATCGCTTATGGGTGCATTAACAGCTTACACACAAGCTATCCCACAGATGGCTGCACAAGGACAAGACCCAACAAACATTGTTCAAAAAATTGCTGAAGTAATTAAACAACGTCAAAAGGGTAGAGTTTTAGAAGATGTAATCCTTGAAGTATTTACACCTGAGAATCCTCCTGCTGGTCCCCAACAATCGGTTGAGCAACAATCCCCTTCTGCTCCCGGGGAAGCTCCGGCAGGAGCCGCTTCTCCAGAACAAATGGGAGGACCACAAGAACCAATAAAAGGTCCTGGAATAGTAACGCAACGTCCAGAATTAGAAAGTCTTTTAAGTAGTTTGAATGTATCAGGCAAAGGAAATGCAAGCGTAAGAACGGTTAATCGTCGAACAGTTGGATAGGAAATAAAATGGTAGCCAAAAAAAACAATAAAGTTAAAACGGTTACTGATGAAAATTATTCTCCGTTAGAACAGTATTGCATTTGGCTTAATGAATTTTATAGAGCATTACGTAAATCAGGATTTACAGTTGACAATGCTCTTTGGTTAATAACTTCTAAAGATTCTTTCCCTGATTGGGTTGAACATGGAAATACTAAACCAGAAGAAATTATAACATTTTTAGAAGATGAGGATGAATAATGGCAGGACAGCAAGGCGGATACCGTCAGCCATCTAATCCAGCACCGGTCTCAGGACCGGGTGCTCTTTCACAACGTACTGATGGTGGAGCCATTGATGGCATGCAACCACAAGCACCTAAGTACATGCCTGGTCTTGGCTATGGAGAAGGTCAAAAAAATATGGACAATGAACAGGCTGCACCTTTAGCAGGTGCACCTGTTACTCCACAACTTCCTACTATTCCATTAACAGCTCCAACTCAACGTCCTGATGAACCTATTACTACAGGGGTTGATATAGGGCCTGGAGCTGGATCTGAAGCTATGTTACCTATGCCTAGTATGCAAAGATCACCTAGCCAAATAATGCGTCGTATTGCTCAATTTGATCCTAGCGGAGAAGCAGAACTTATCTACCGTCGCCTAGCAGATAGCGGTAACTAATGCCTTGGTCAACTCCAATTAAACCTGTAGTATCTGAAGTATTGCCTAATACAGCTCAAGCACTACAAGCTGCTAATGCTACACCTCAAGAAATAGCAATGTCAGAGTCACTTGCTTTTGCATATCAAAAAGGAATTCAATTACGTAAGTTACCGCAAAATGTAGCACAAAATGAATATGCTAAATTATCTGATCCTGCTAAACAAGATATTAATACATTGTTTGGTAACGACCCATATCTTCAAGGTGCTCCTAGTTTTGGTTCTAAAATAGTTGACTTTGGAAAAAATGTTTTAAAATTTGCTGCAAGTCCAATACTGTATGGATACAGTAAAGTTGCTCCTACTTATGAAAAAACTCTTGCTACACCAATGCGTGTAGGTTTTGAAACTACAAGTTTAGGAAAAAATTTATTTTCTCCAGGAACATGGAGTGAAGCTTTTCAAGGTAAAGATCTTTACAATCCTAATGATGTAGCAAGACTTAATAAAACATATGGCAAAGCTACTGCTGCTGTTGCAATGGGAATTGTTGCTGGTAAAACTCCAGCTGAAATTATGCAAGAGTATAGCAAAGGTGGAGCTTGGGATCCTGAACTTGGTAAAGCTCTTACTGCTTCTCTTGATGATCCTAACTTTCAAAAAATTATTGATGATGTAAAACTTGCTAGATTTACTCCTGGTAATTCTCTTGTTCGTTCTGATAAAAATCATAATGAAGGAACAGTTCCAGAAACAGGCGGAGCACTTGCTAATAAATTTAGCAGAATGGCACAACAAAATGCTGCTCTTCAACAAGGAAAAAAATATAATCCTAAAACTAATTATCTTCAAAATAATACTGAAACTAAATTAGCTGAAGCTGGTGGACTTGATTTTATTTATTCAGTCATTGCCGATCCATTAACATGGATTACTGGTGGAGGAAGTGCAGGTTCTAAAGGAACTAAACTTGCAGATAGTATATACAAGGCAGCATCAGAAGGTCGTCTTGCAGAAAAAACAAATCAAATATTTGCAAGAAAAGATATTGCAGATCTTTGGAATAATACAATTGGACCCTCTGTTCAAAAAGTTGTAGATGCAAAAAACGATACAGAAAAAGCAGCAGCTTACGAAAATTTTAAATTCACTGTACCTGGTTATGATAACCGTGAAATTATTAATACACTTGTTAAAGGTAATGGACCAAACAAGCCTATAGTAAATGCAAAAGAAGCAGAAGAATTTTTTCAAGATATTGAAAATACTCATATGCTTCTTAATGGTCGTGTAGATGGTACTAACTTTTATCGTAATGGTATTCTTACTGCACGTAACAACCGTATTATAAATCAAGGTTTAGCTAAAAGTCTTGATGCTATATTTAATCCTAGTTTTAAAAATGTTGAAACACAAGCAGCAATTAGTGCTGCTGAAAAAACACGTGAAGAAAATTGGAAAATTCTTAGTACTGTTGGTCCTACAGAAGACCAAGGAATAAATAGAGATGCAGCTTTATTAAATAATATGGCTGACAATATCAGCAAAACTCAAAGACTTGGATATAAATTAGGTAATCTATTGGCTAGATCACCTCAAGGTGGGTTTATTCTATATGGTAATGATGCAGAAAAAACTATTAACAATTTTATTAACATAACACGATTAGTTTTACCACGTGATCAAGCTAAAATTCTTGCTGAAACTTTTGTAAAAGCTCCAGTTAATCAACAGATTGCTACAGTCCGTAATATTTATTTTGCTTACATGCAAAAAATGGGATTAGAAGGTACTGAAAAAGGCAGAGAGTACATACAACAAGTATTAAATAAATTTACAAATGATGAAAATGGTTTTGGTTCATCTGGTATTACAGAACTACCATCACATTTTGTTGGTATGGTTGACAAGAATACAGTTAAATATATAGACGATGTACCTTTGCTTGCTAAATCTGGTACACCACAACCATCAATGCTTACTAATGCTATAGCTCCTCTTGATTTTTCAAAAATTGCTCAGCTTAGAGACTTTGGTGAAACACATAGAATCTGGAGTGCTGTAGATAAAGCAACAAAAAACCAGTTACTTAAAAAATATACTAACTTTTGGTCTTTTGAAACTTTGCTTCCACGTTTGGGTATACGTTCAACTGCTGATGAAGCATTCATGTATCTATGGAATCAACCATTGCAAGATGTATTAAGATTTTTTTCTGGTGGTGGGCGTAGAGAAGGCAAAGTTCTTACTGCTGTTGCTGGTAATAGAGATTCAGTTGGACCAATAAAAGCAATTTATAATAATCTTTTTAAAAATGGCGGACCTGAAAGATATTTTACTATACAAGACCGTTCTGATATTATTGAAAATCTTGCGGAAGAGTTATCTGTAAAATTTAAACGTCCTATTCCTGTAACTGAGGTTGCTAATTATTTAAAACGTGAAGCAATAACATCCCGAGCATGGGATGTTTATTTAGGAAATTTACCTAAAGGACTTCAAGGTGATAAAGAAGCACTTATTAATGGTGTTAAATATAGTCCAGATTTTCTTAGTGGAACTGTCAATGCTTTAACTGCAAAAACTGGTTTAACTGGTTCATCTACTGTAGATGATATTCGTAATATTATGTTTGAACCTAGCGTTGTAGATAAAGCTGTAGATTATGTTGGCAAACTAGGTGAACTTAAGGGTTTAAAAGTTAGCAAAAAGTTTTATAATGTACCAGCAAAAGAATTAGAAGCTGCTGCTGAAAAAAAATTAGTTAATGTAGAAAAAAATCCTTGGTCTGGATTAGATCAAGAAAGCAAAGATATTCAACTACAAAAATTAATTGCTTTATCTCACATAGATAATTTTGGATTACGTTTTTCTTATAATAGTATTCCTATTAATGATGGAAAAATTGCAGATGAAGCTTTTATATTCAATCCAGTTCCTGCATTCTTTAAAAACAATGCACTAAAAACTAAACTTGATTTAAGAAGAGCAACTAATGCTTTATTAAAAGATGTTGGTATAGAAGAAGATTCAATTAATGGTATTACTCGTACAATAACAAACCCTGAACGTATTGAAAGTTTTAATTCAATGTTTGTTGATACACTTAATCTTCAACAAAAAGGATTAGATGCAGTACAAATTGCCCGTGTTCATATTGAAACAATGCTTACAGATATGTATGTTACTTTTCATGGTGACAAAGGATTTAATGAAGAACTTTTAAATCGAATTAAAGAAGCTTACACTAAAACATTTAAAGATACTCCTAAAAAAGTTTCCGATTCTTCACGTTGGAAAACTGCAGTAAACTCCATAGAGTTTCCTGAGTTTGAAAAACTTACTGTTAACAAACATCCTATTAAAGGTGGAGTTAATACTCGTATTGAATATCCAGATGTAGCTTCATTTACTAAAGATGATGCATCAAAACGTATTACAGAATATAGCTATGAAACAATGGATAGACAGATCAATGGATTTTTTCGTCAACCTGCTTTAGTTATTACTTATGCTAGAATCTATAAACAAAATAAACCTTTTATAGATCTTATGAAAAAAAGAACATTAAATAATTTATTTCAAGATGCATTAGAAAAAAATAATGGTTTTATGCCTAGTCCAAATAGTATAAAATGGATGACAGAACAGGCAGAAAATTTTGCTGCTAAATGGGGAGCAGAAATTTCCATGAATGAAGCTACAAGTACCATTCTTAAATTTGCTGACAACCCAAGCATCCGTAGTAATCTTGCTGCATCTTTACCTACGCTAGGAAGATTCTATCGTGCTAATGAAGACTTTGCACGACGTGCTTATCGCATGAGTAAGCAACAACCACTTACTGCTTTTTATCGTATGAGATTAGTACATACTGCTGTAGCTTCTAATGGTGCTGTTTATAAAGATGCAAATGGTGATGAGTATATAATTGCTCCTACTGATTCAATTCTTTTTAAACCAATCTCAACAGTATTAAATTACTTCTACCCTGGTCGCAATGATCTTTATAAGGGTGTTCAATTTGATGATATTAAATTAAAACTATCTCTTATTGATCCATCTTTAGCTGCTGATGCTTCAGAGCCAATGTTCTCTGGTCCTGCTTCTGCTCTATCTGTATGGGCTTTAAGTAACTTATTAAATTATGCTGGAAAAGAAATTGGTTCTTCAGAGTTAGTTAAAGCTGGTAATATTTTTGATAATATTATAACAGGTCAAAATGGTAGCAATGTAAGTTGGTGGAAAGCACTTGTTCCTATGCAAGTCAGTAACCTATATGACATGCTTCCTTTCAGTGAATCTAGTAAACAATTTAATACTGCTGCACAAGCTGGAATAAATTATCTATATGGTGCTGGAAATGGATTACCTAGTAATCCTACTGTGCAACAGAAAAGAGATTTTCTTCGCAATGTAAAAGTAGCAACACATAGCATTCTTTTTATGCGAGCAGCTTTAGGCTTTATATCTCCTATTACTCCTTCATTACAAGAAAGCAAAACAGTACCTGATTACTATAAAAAAATAGGAATTACTGCTATACGTCCAGAGTTCTTTCAAATTTTACAGGGTATTAAAGATACTTATCCAGATGTACAAGATGCATACTCTTTAGCTACAGGTATATTTATTGGAAAAAATCCTGGTAAAAGTATTTATACTACATCACGTAGTAATAAAAAATACCAAGTGCTACTTGATGCAAATCAAAATGTAATGGATTGGACTATCCAAAACAATAAATGGATAGATGGTGAAGGCGGTTATGGAACTGCAGCACTAGTCTTTGCTCCTAAAATAGGAAGCTTTGATAACTATGTATACGGATGGATGCAGTCTCAAGATATGGTTACTCTTCCTACAATAGATGAGTATTTTGCAAAGGCAAGCGTAGCTGCTGATAAAGAAAGATACTTTGCTGTTGCTAATGAAGAAAAAGATGGGTTAATAGGTAACTCAAATCTTTCAGATCGTCAACGTGTTATTAAAGAAGCTGCACAAAAACGTGCAGGTATATTAGCAAGCAATCCTGATTTAGCAAAAGAACTTGCTAACCCTAGCACAAGTACTCAATCTGAATCTGAAGTTGATTATGGCAAACTTAAACAATTAGTTGCATTAAAAGATGCACCTATTAATCCTGAAGATCGTGTTCAAATGAATGCAGCTATTAAAATTATGGATGGTTTTGTTAGCCAAGTTACTGATCCAGAATTTAAAAGTTTACCTAACTTTACTGAAATTAAAACAGACTCACGTAATCAAGCTGAGGCAAGTATAGAAAATATAGCAAAATTAAATCCTGCAGTTTCTCAAGCATATCAATACATCTTTAAAAACATAATGAATAAATACGTCCCTGAAAAATATGCAGTGATTGGAGGTAAGTAATGGCTGATAGTACAGGAACTTCCTCTCCAAAAACAGGAACATTATCTCAAGATTTTATGCCACCTCAAGGTGGAGGATCTGCTAAATATACTGTTAGTACAGATCCTAAGACTTATCAAACTCAGGTATTTACTACTGTAGATCCTACAACTGGTGTGCAGGGTACTGCTAATTTGCCGGTTTATTTTTATGTTGATGATAAAGGAGTTGCAACTCCTTATTCTGCACCAGAAGGTGCAGTTCAAAGATATCTAAAAGATATCAATGCAAATGGTACACGTTCTGCTATATCTAAACAGCTATACAATAACAAATATATAAATCAAAAACAATATACCTCTAACAATTCAGCTGCATTTATATCTGGTCTTACTAGATATGTTATGGATTATGGTGTTGATCAAGCCACTAACATGTCAGCTGGACAACAGAATGATTTTATTCCATTTTCTCAATGGACAAAATCAGCTGCTGGTCAATCAGGTAGCATTGGAACTACAGGTAGTGTAAGTGATTACACTGTTAATGCACAGCTTACTAGTGCAGCACAAGCTTCTTTTCAAATTGATAGTTATTTCTTTGATGCTATTGGACGTAAAGCAACTAAAGAAGAAAAAGCAGAATACCTTAAAGAAATTAATACAGCTGAAAAGCAAGCTGCTACTAGAGTGCAAACTCAATCTACTACAGTAACTGGACCAGATAGTACTGCTACTTCTAAATCAACTATGAATACTGGTGCTGGTGGTTTAACCCAGCAAGACCTTGATCATATTCAAGCAGGATTACTAGCACCTGTTATTGAGAAAATGTCTACTGCTGAAATATTAAAAACAAATGGTTCCGTTGCTAAATCAATTATTAATTTACAAAACTATGCTGCTGATTATTCTTTGCCTGCTTACAGTGCAGATGTAGCAAAAAGAGATATTGTTAGCAAAATAAGAGCTGGCAATATTACACCTACTGCTGCAGAAGATCCTGAGAAGTTAGCTATCCGCACAATGGCTAAAGCTTATTACCCTAACTTATCTAATCAAATAGATCAGGGTGTAAAGGTTAGTAGTATTGCTGGTTCATTAGCTTCTCATATGGAAAAAACATTAGAGTTAACTCCTGGTTCAATTAATCTTAATGATAAGTATATAACCAAAGCATTGCAAAATAAAGATGTTAATGGCAAACCACAAGATGGTGTTATGAATATTCATGACTTTGAAAAACAATTACGTGCAGACCCACGTTGGGCTAAAACAACAGGTGCTAAAGAAGAAGCATCTAGTTATGTTAATACTATTCTTAGTAGTTTTGGATTGGTTAAATAATGGCTACAGCAGCTCAACAAGCAGCAGCTAAAGCTGCAGAAGATGCTAAAGCTGCAGCTGCTGCAAAAAAACTAGCAGCTACAGATGCTGCAAATAAAATAGCAGCAGCTAAAGCTGCAGCAGATGCTAAAATAGCAGCAAGAAAAATTCAAAGTCAACAGAATCAAATTTTAACTAGCATGAAAGCTGCTACTAAAAGTGCTGATAAAAATACAGCAGCTGCTGTAGCAGAAAAAAAAGATGTAATTGCTAGTAATACTAAACTTTCAGCACAACTTGGTGGATCAATTGATTCTAAGACTGGAATTATTACACCACCTACAGGTGGTTATACTCCAGAAAAACTTCTTACAGCTGAAGAAAATCCAGTTGTAAGAGAAACACTTCCAGGACCAGCACTAAGTTCATTAGATTCTACACAGTTAGATGCTTATGCTTTACTTAAAAAAGCTTTTAGAGATTATGGTTTAGATGATCTTGTTCCTGTTATCGAAAAATACATGGCAGATAATACTGGTCCTCAAGAAGCAAGTCTTTTACTTAAACAAACTCAAGAATATAAAACTCGTTTTGCCGGTAACTATGATCCTAAAAATGGACGTGTTAATAAAGGTTTAAATGCTTTAAGTGAAGCAGAATATTTAACTTTAGAGAATCAATATAATGAAACTTTAAATGCCTATGGTTTAGGAAATTACTTTGGCGTTACACCAAAAGAAAAACAAGCTGGTATGGCAAGTATTATTGGTGGAGATGTATCTGCTCCTGAGTTTCAAAGTAGAATTAAATTAGTTGAAGATCAAGTTGTCAATGCTGATCCTGAAATTAAAAAACAATTAAAGAATTTTTATAATATAAACGATACAGATCTTATGAAGTATTACCTTAACCCTACACAAAATCTTAATGATCTTACAATAAAAACTCAATCAGCACAAATTGGTGCTGCTGCAGCTAATCAGGGATTTACTACATCTGCTAGTAGTGCAATGAATTTAGCATTAAATAATGTTACACAAGCAGATGCTATTAAAGGTTATATAAATATAGGACAAGAACTTCCTATTGCTAGTAAGTTAAATCAAATTTATGGTAAACAATCACAAGGTAACTACGACCAAGCTACTGCAGAAGCAGAGCAATTTAATCTTAAAGGTGCAGCATCAGCTGCACGTAAGAAACGTGAGTTACAAGAACTAGAGAAAGCACAATTTTCTGGTAGATCAGGAATAGTTGAAGCTAATGTAAATGCCGGTTATGGTGGTTCACTAGGAACATCAGTTCAAGGCAAGTTCTAAATAGATTCCCTGCGGACCTGCCAGCCCCGTATGGTGTAAAAGATACTGGTAGTGAGATCCGTTAATACTTCCCCAAGTACTAACGTGGCTTGCGATACACATAACAGAATGGGAGAACGGTTGCTATGGCAACAAACGATTGGGACGAAGACGACGACTTTGATCTTGAGGATCAACAAGTACCAGTAATGGGTGATGACTTAGTAAAGAAGTTACGCAAAGCTAAACGTGCTGATGAGAAACGAATCAAAGAACTGACTGAGCAACTTGAGGGATTATCCAAGGTGCAGCGTGAGCGAGTTGTTAAAGAAGTCCTTGATCAGAAGGGTGTTAACCCTAAGGCAGCAAGACTTATCTTGAAAGACCTCGATGATATTAGCGAACAATCAGTTAATGATTGGCTCGAAGATAATGGAGATCTGTTTGGATACAGTCAGCCTCAGGAAAAAGACCCTCAACGTGAACTTGATCTTGCAGCATTACGCCAGCAAGACATTGTTACACAGAACGGGATGACACCCGACAAACAGATGGACGCGGTTCAACGCATTAATGATGCAGCTTCTGCTGAAGAAATTATTGCAATGATTCAGTCCGGAAACTTTTAATCAACCGAATCTAACATCCTCATAAGGAGGTGCAAAAATGGCAAACGCATATACCAATACTGGGTCCTCCTCTCTAGGAGGTACAGTTGGTAGTGCAGGTCTCGTACAAAAGGCGTATGATCGTCTTATCGAGTTCGCACTCCGTGCTCAGCCTCTTATCCGCAATGTTGCAGATAAGACCCCTGCTCGTCAGAGCATCCCGGGTTCCTCAGTTGTATTGCAACGTTACGTTGACTTAACTCAGCAGATCACAAGTCTTACTGAGTCAGTTGATCCAGATGCAGTAGCACTGGCTACCCCTACATACACAACCATTACTCTTCAAGAGTATGGTAACGCTGTTCTTGTTACACGTGCATTGGAACTCTTCAGCCTTGCTGATGTAGATCCTGCTGTTGCTAACATTATTGCGTTCAACCTTGCTGACTCTATTGATACGATTGCACAGAATGTACTTCGTACAGGTGCTAACGTAATCTATGGAGGAGGACGTACTTCAACAACAACAATAACTTCTTCAGATACTTTTACTTCTGCACTTGCTCGTAAGGCAGTTGCTAAGTTGCGTACCAACAAAGCTATCCCTCGTAAGGGATCTTTGTACTGGGCAGGTATCCATCCAGAAGTTGCTCACGATCTTCGTGCTGAAACTGGTGTAGGTTCATGGCGTCAGCCACACGAATACCAGGCTAATGATGAAATCTGGGCTGGAGAAATTGGAACATACGAAGGTGCATTCTATGTAGAATCACCACGTTTGTACAGTGACTTTAAAGGTGCTGCTAAGACAACATCTACAACCACCACAACAGCTTCTGCTGCTTCTGGTGCAACTGTACTTGCTGTTACATCTACTTCAGGAATTTTGGTTTCTGATGCTGTTGCTGGAACTGGTGTTGGAACCAACGCAAACGTTGTATCCATCAGTGGTCTAAACGTTACAGTTGACGTTCCAGTAACTTCTGCTGGTGTTACATCAGGTGCATCAATTACCTTTACACATGAAACAAATGTATTTAATACATACTTCGCTGGACAGCAAGCACTTGCTGAAGCTGTTGCCGAAGAGCCACATGTTGTTATTGGTCCGGTTGTTGACAAGCTTATGCGTCACCGTCCACTTGGATGGTACGGCGTACTTGGCTTCTCCATCTACCGTGATGAAGCACTCTACCGTGTAGAGACTTCCTCTTCTATTGACTACTAATAGTTGATTGACTGCAGGGCTGGGTTAATCCCAGCCTTGTGGTAAGTCCACTATAAAGGAGAATCATGGCTTATTACTTTTTACCTCCTACAGTATCTGAAGGTCCTGCTGGTGGTGGACGTTTATTTATTCGTTTCCGATTAAATCGTGGCGTAACTGTTATGCGCATTCAAGGAGTATGGCAAGAGATTCGTTACCCAACAGAAGATCAGACTGCATTAGCAGATGCAGGTTTTCTTTTCCGAGGTGGTTATAAACATTACATTAACGATGCACAAAGGACGGCACTTATTGATGCAGGATATTCAGCAAACATCTTCTCCGAGTGACCACAGTCACGTACCTAAAATACTTGAATGGGTTTATCAATTAGTTGATGGCAATGTTAAGGAAACTCCAAGTCTTTATGGATGTACTAAATGTCATGCTACATCAATAGAACCTTTTGTAACTGTTGAAGTATTTGTTGACCACACTATATGTGGTCCAGATTGTTTTGGTTGCAAAGCAAAGAGTCTTCAGTTAAATGCTGGAGATGCTAAGCACTCTATTGTTACATCAGGAACCACTCAAAAGAAGTGGGATAAAGAATTGGCTTTCTATAAAGATGCCCGTGCTCAAGGTGTGCAACCTGAAGGTACATCAAGAGCAGCAGTAGAGAAAGCACTAGAAGCCTCAGAGGTTCTTAACAAACCTTACCAAGGTGGAAAGATGCCTAAAGCCAGTCATGTAAATGAAAAGACTGTTGAAGTCTTAAAAGAAATAGGAGCAGTATAATGTCAATGCACAATGATAAGAAACAAGATGCAAAAGTAATGAAGGGTATGAAGCCCGGACAAAAAGCAGCTTTTAAAAAAGCTGATACTGTAATGGATAAAAAGAAGCCAACTCCTAAACAAGACATGAAAATGGATATGGCTCTTCGCAATAAGATTATGAAAAAGAAAGGCAAGTAATTATGTGCACACAATGTGGATGCGCTGATACATTTGTAACAATTAAAGCACCAGTAAGAGTTGCACCGGGTCAGGATGCTTCAGTCATTCAAGGCTTCGATGTACCACCCCCATACGGAAAAGGAAAATAACATGTCAGATATGATGTCACCTAAGACACGTAGTGCAGCTACAGATGTCTCATCAGTAAACAAAGCGGATTTCTTTGGTGGTGTAGCACCTGCTGCAGCTAACTATGTTGAACCGCGTTATGGTCAAACAATGATGGGTCCTTCAGAAGTTGTTGAAGGTATCTATACACAACCTGAAGGTGGACGTGCCAAGTAATGCCTAATAGAATTCCAACACCGGGCATCGCTCCAGTTGGTGTTCGTTCAGCTGCTGTAGATAATGCAGCAGTAAACGTTAAACAACATAGTGCTGTTGGCGGTACAGTTAAAGGCAAAACACAAGCTAAAGGTCCTACTAACTTTAACAAGATTGCTAAGTAATGGCAATGGGTATGGGTTTTTCTAAAGCCCAAGAACAGATTGCTAAGAAGCAAGGGATCTCATCTAAAAAAGCAGGAGCAATCCTAGCTGGGGCTACACGTAAAGCTAGCCCTGCTGCTAAAGCTGCAAATCCAAATCTTAAAAAAGTATTAATGCCAAAGAAAAAAGGTAATAGATAAATCATGACTGCCGACCCACGTCTAAAGAAAGCCGGTGTATCCGGTTTTAATAAACCAAAACGTACACCTAGTCATCCTACTAAGTCACATGTTGTTGTAGCTAAAGAAGGTACACAAGTAAAACTTATTAGGTTTGGGCAACAAGGCGTGGTCGGTGATCGTCAACCAACAGCACGACAAGCTTCATTCAAAGCTCGTCATGCTAAAAATATTGCCAAAGGAAAAATGAGTGCAGCTTACTGGGCAGACAAGGTTAAATGGTAATGGCTAAGAAAGAAGTTTGGGATACGCCTAATCCTAATAAAAAATCAAAACCATTAACACCATCACAAAAATCTTCTGCTAAAGCAGCTGCTAAATCTGCTGGTAGATCTTATCCAAATCTTGTAGATAATATGAGAGCTGCAAAAAAGAAAGGTAAGTAATGGCTACATACGGCACAGCTGTTTACAATGGTACAACTTACACACTCTATGGATTTCCTGGCTCTACACTTCGTGATGAACTTAACCGATTAGCTAATGGTGGTAACTATCCAGCATTAACTATCTATCAAGATGAACAAGGTGCTGCCAATCAATGGGCAGGCACAACGGGCAAAGCAATTGTTGCTGCTCTTAATTACAAAGTTTCTTCTACCCGTCAACCACCAGATTACAAAGAGCTCAATGCAGTAGCTAGTGAACTAGCAGGTATTACAAATCCTGCACAGTACCTAGAAATTGTAACAGCATTAAGGACTGTGGCTTCTTAATGGCAACTACACTTAAAAATCTTATTGATGATACGCAACTTAACGTGCAGGGTTTTACTTACCGTCAAGACCGTGTCACTTATTTAACATCTGCCTGCACCTCTGGTGATTTAATTTTGTCTGTTGGTTCTACCGACAATATTGGTAAAGGCATCATTGAGATTGATAACGAAATGATGTGGGTTGATTCCTATGACCGTCAAGCAAATACTATTACTGTTGCTCCGTTTGGTCGTGGTTATAATTCTACTGTTTCTGCTGCACATTCAGCTAATGCAAAAGTTACAATTACTCCAACATATCCTAGAGCAGCGGTAATACGCGCATTAAATGACACCATTGGTGCTGTCTACCCAAAGGTTTTTGCAGTTGGTGCAACTGACTTTTCATTTCTTGCATCACGTACTACATATCAGATTCCATCTGAAGCAATACAAATTTTACATATGGCTTGGCAGACAGTCGGACCAACACGTGAGTGGCTACCCATTCGCCAATGGCGATGGGATCCACTAGCAGATACAGCATACTGGGGTAATAAAACTCCTGATGGAGCAGAAGGTTCACCTACTAATTACAGCCGTACTGTTTCTGTCTATGACAACGTATTACCCGGTCGTACCATTCACTGTGTCTACGCACACATTCCTAATCAGTTAGTCAACGAGACCGATAACTTTGAAGCAACTACTGGGTTGCCTTCTACTATGCGTGACGTAATCATCTACGGAGCAGCATGGCGTTTGGCTTCATACTTAGATCCTGCTCGTATTTCTATTACCTCTGCTGCTGCCGATGAGTATGACTCTAAACGTCCATATGGCACAGGTGTAAATGTTACTAAACAACTTCAGGGTTTGTACATGCAACGTCTTGAAGAAGAATCGTTAAAACAAAAACTTCAGTTCCCAGCCCGCGTCCACTACAGCCGATAGGTAGATAGATGACAACACGTAAGTATACATCCCGGTCTCAACAAACCACACTCACAGGCTCAGTTACTTCTGGTGCTGCAGTTATTCCTGTTGTCTCTGCTACCACCTTGCTTGGTGGTGCAACAGTCAGCACAGGTCAAACTTTTACTGTGGTCATTGACCCAGATACAGCGCTTGAAGAAGTAGTAGACATAACCGCAATAAGTTCTAACAACCTAACTGTTACTCGTTCTATTGATGGATCTTCTGCACAGGATCACTCAGCAGGTGCAGTAGTACGTCACATGATTATTGGTCGTGACCTTCGTGAAGCTAACACTCACATTGAGTCTAGCAACGGTGTACACGGGCTAGCATCTACCTCATCGGTAGTCGGTACTCAGGACACTCAGACTCTTTACAATAAGACTCTTGTTGCTCCAACACTTACATCTACTCTTGAAAACGACACAGGTATTACCTTTGAAGGTGCTACTGCTGACTCTTACGAGACCTTCCTTACATTGGTTGATCCTACTCAGGACAACACCATTACCCTGCCTAACACCAGCGGTACCATAGATATCATTGATGCGGTTCAGACCCTTACTAACAAGACGATTACTAGCCCTACCATCAACGGAACACCGGTCATTACTGGTTTGTCTAGCACTGGTATGTCTACCACATCTGCTACTCCTAAGAACTATGTAGATAGCATTCTTGGTTCAGCAACTGCAGCATCTACATCTGCAGCGAGCGCAGCGACATCCGCTGCATCAGCAGCAACTTCTGCTGCTTCTGCTGCTACTTCTGCTTCATCTGCTCTTACAAGCCAGACTGCTGCTTCTACTAGCGCTACCAGCGCTGCTGCTTCAGCAACTAGTGCAGCAAGTTACCTTACATCCGCACAAACAAGCGCTGCCTCTGCTGCTACATCCGCTACTTCAGCGGCTGCCAGTGCAACAACTGCTGCT